GGGGGGGTTAATAGTAGTCCAGGTGGGCTCAACCCTGGGTAACCAAAAACCCTAAACCCTAAGTCACGGGGGTGATAAATAGCAATGTCACGGTCGGGTCACACCCGACCGTGACATCGGGTGTAACCCGAAAGTGCGGACCGATGTACCACCTCGTGCTAGCACGTCATCACACATGATGTGCGGCCGATGAAGCCCATCTTGTATATAAGAAGAGAGGGATTTGGTATGTTATGTCAAACTGTCAATGCCCCAATCCGTGCCCCTCTCTCAAATGCAAGGAAGATACTGGATGCTCACAATTCCCCACGCAGACTTTACACCCTACCTTCCTCCAAATGTACTCTACCTCAAAGGCCAACTTGAACGTGGAGAAGAAAATGACTACCTCCACTGGCAAGTCATGTGCGTTACCAAACCCGTGCGTGGTAACCAGATCAAGAACATCTTTGGATCAACCGCGCACATCGAACTTACCCGGTCTAATTCCGCTTCCGATTATGTCTGGAAAGAAGAAACCCGGGTTCCCAACACGCAGTTCGAGCTTGGCGCGCTCCCCCTCTCCAAGGCCAGAGCCGCAGACTGGGTCGCCATTCGACAGTCCGCAATTTCAGGCAATCTTGAAGAAATCCCGGCTGATGTCTACGTACGTTATTACAATGCACTGCGTCGTATTGCAACAGACCACCTTCAACCAATTGCGATGGAGCGTCGCTGTACAGTTTACTGGGGCGCAACTGGTACTGGCAAGTCACGACGCGCTTGGGATGAAGCCAGCTTGGAAGCTTATCCTAAAAATCCCCGATCCAAGTTCTGGGATGGATACCGAGGTCATGAACATGTTGTCATGGATGAATTTCGAGGAGGAATCGACATCGCTTACTTGCTCATCTGGTTGGATCGTTACCCAGTCATTGTGGAAGTTAAAGGAGCCTCTGTTGTGTTGCGAGCAACCCATGTGTGGATCACGTCAAATGTAGATCCACGAGACTGGTATCCAACTGCGGATCAAGCAACCAAAGCTGCCTTGATGCGACGTTTGGATATCACCTATTTCCCGGAATTAACAAACAATCAATAAAAAACATAAAAATCAATTTATTCGTTACTAAGTGCACCACCAGATTCATCATCAATTCTGATGATTGTGCCTACTGGTGATGAGAAATAGTTGTGTCGAGCAAACGCATTTCTGCGTTTGTTCAACTCTTGTTCAGTGCCGGAAGCAGTAGAAGCACCATATTGAAATCCAGTAGGTTCAGGCATACGCATATGAATATGATAAGTCTGATCCACAGCAATACCACGACCATCAAACAAGTTGGTCGAGTTATTCCCAATCTCTGCAAAATAACCAGCAGTTCCACTTGCATCTGCAGTTCCAGAAGAAGTGATCAAATCAGTGTGAAAACGAACCAAAAACCAACGCGTAGTCTTTTGATCTGGTTCAATAATAGAACCATTCAAAAGCTTAGCGTAGTTCATTTCTTGATTGCGTGGACCTTGAACAAAGTATTCGTACGTTTGACCAGGTTGCAGCATAATAGTCACAACTTCTGGTTGCCAATTTGCACGCCATCCATCAACATCTGTTGGCATAAGACCCAACACTTCCAAATTGTCACTAGTCACATTCCCACCGCTATTCGCGGCGGTTGCAGCTTCAGCTCTAGCAGCAAGCTGAGCTTCAAGATCACCACGAGGATCCAAACCAGCAGCACGCTTCTTGGTTCGGATAATCATCAAATCCATATGATAAGCTCGTCCAGAATTGTTTCTGAACTTGATCTTCACATAACTGTTGATCACGGTAGGAATGAAATTCGTCAACACATAATCGCTGGCAGTTGCAACAGGAGTAGAAGCAGGAGCTTGAGCAGCGTTCTTCCAAAGCACGCGAGCAGCTTCCATAAAAGCAAGTGGTTCAAATGCAGTAGGAACACTGAGATAATCCATACGTTGTTTGTTGTCATAATTCAAAGCACCATAAATACCACCTGGAGACACACCACCAAACCACAAGAAAGATGTAACCTTCTTAGTGTATCGGCCTGTCAAATCGCCAGGCATAAGCACTTTCTTAATCGCGTTCTTCATTGCTGGCTTGAGCTTGACAGTCTTCTTTGCTTTCGCTACCACTGATTTCCCTTTGTGAGTACCCAAAGCATGATAATCATCAGTGTGAACCCGACCACCACTAACGCGTGAGCGACTACGTGAGACACGCGATCGTGATCTGGAGAAGGAAACGCTTCGAGCTGGTCGCGCGCGCTTTGTTCCTGATCTTCCACGCGAGACACTACGTGTTCGCTTGGTAGCCGGGGTGCGCTTAGGTGTTCGGATTCCATTTGTCATTTTTTGGTAAAGAATATCTGCACCTATTGCACCAGGTATATCGCCAGCTATATATCCTAGTGTTGCTGCTGCTGCTCTTCCGGCCATTGTTGTTTATGGGGGAAACCCCCAAACCCCCTTGAGGGGGATAAACCCCCTGGTACGTCCCCCTGGTACGTGGTACGCCATCGTAGTAAGTAATACTAGCATACCAAGTATGCTTGAGGTCTTACTACGATGGCAGCGGCCGCCACGGCCGGGCTAGAAGGTCCCGCGTCCCCTCACGGGGGCCCTCGCGAGTCCCAGTTGATGTTATCTATTGTAGTATATATGGGGGGGTTAATAGTAGTCCAGGTGGGCTCAACCCTGGG